CGCGTGTTTTTTTTTTTATTTTTTCGTGCATTTCGAGCAGGGGGGCATTCCATGGTCCTCTGACAACCGGGTCAAATTCCAACAACAGACTTTGATCCGTTTCCCAGTTTAAACCATGTACACCAGACACCTGATCCGGTAAAAGATCAACGACATAACGTTCAGCAAATCGATACGTATCGTCGTGAAATTTGAGTAGCGAGATCGGACCTTTCAATTGTGTGATTGTTTTTAAAGATTTGAGATAGTTTTCAATCTCAATTTGACTAGTCACGGATACACCATAAAGTTTCTCCATGAGCAGCCTTGTGTTCATAGGCACTGTTTTTCGTTTAGGACGAGGACAATTAATAACCGCGCGTAATTCGTCACGTTCCCACAGCGAGAGAGAACGGTCATTTTCCACGAAGTGTCTGACATCAACACCAGATGTACATCTGAGTCCATACATTGCCAATTCCTGTATGATTGGTGCGCCAGGATATTGGTGTGCATAAGACAGAGCTTTACATCTGAGCAATGCGAGTAAACGTCCAGGTTTAGACATTACATAAGAACGGCCGGCCCATCCGAAGTTAACTAAAACATCAAGTGGGTCGGTAATATTCACAAGGTCAGTAGGATCGAAGATGAGTCCACAGAAGCTGGCCTCATTGAGGTTATCACGAACAGAACATTTTATAGAAAAACCAATTTCTTTAAAATCATCTTCCGTTGGCGCATCTCCGATATAAGATGTGAGAGAATCATCACCTTCAACGACAACTTTTATCTCAGTGCCTTTTCTTCTGAATAAAAAGAGCAGGAGCATTAAATTAACAAAACCATTGCCAAGTGAAGTGTTCATTTCACCCGACATACGAGTAGCTTCAACATCAACCGTGAAGTACTTGTAGCAACAGTGGTTTGTGCCACCAATAACATCTCGAACCAACGACATCCATTCATCATGTTCAGGAAGGTTCTGAGTCATGTGATCAAATAACAAGAACTCACATGATTCCATAATTTCTCTAGTGAAATGAGATTCGAAGGCTTTAAAGTCACCTTCAAAAAATCTCGCTCCATGCATGGAGAGATATTGTGTAATGTATTGGGGCCTGTCCGCAACAGGGATTTTCTTAATAAAGTTCGGTAGGGCAAATATTTTCTCTTCGATAAGCCTGAAGATAGGTCCAACAGCAATTTTAAACATGTCGGATCGGGAATTGATACCACGTGCGTGCTTGAATTCAGGATAAGTCTCATCCTTAATGAAAGACTTGACGACAAAGTCTTTCTTAGGATCGAGCTGACCCGATCTAGAATTCCACAGCTGTCGTAATTCATCCTTCCTCCAAAGAGGATAACTACATTTTGACAACCATGTTTCAACACTCACGTCAGACTCAGCAGGCAATGGGGGCATTTCTTTGAGCCAATCTCTGACAAATTGGCGAAACTCATCTAAAATGAGTTGGG